CCTTTTGGTGGACATATACATTCCATTGATTGGCCTAAGTATGAGAAACAAGGCTACACCTGCCGCCCTGTGAGGGTGACGATTGAAGAACTGCCGAAAGGCGAAAAATAAACGACTATGTCAACAATTAGAGTGGCGAAAGCCGATGAAAATGATTTTGAGCGAGTGTATAATCTTCTTAGGCCCTTACAATCGCTGTTTGGGAATAAATGGAGCGATGAAGAGAGTTGGAGTGAATGGGATGACGACGATCCAGACAAACTTGAACTACTCAAAATTAGCAAAGAGGTAGCCGATGAAGAAGGTTATGATCCCGAAGATGTGGACAACCGGCTCGTGCTGTTTGAATTTATTAAGCGTCGCTATAAAAAAGCTGATTGCGGCTGTTGGCAACGCGTGGTTATGTCTGCCGAGTGTCTAATTGATTCTGTCTGTGATCCGCAAAAGGATTATTTGGACTGGCACCCGTATTTAGTGCGAGCCACAGCCGATTCAATGCTGGGAGAATAAACGAACTGCCGCAAGGCGAAAAATAAAAGAGGATGACCGAAGAAACGAAAGGCCCATACAATGGATACAACAGCCTGGAGGAGCTTGAGAGTGCTGTAGACGAGTATTTCGGTGAGTATATCTCCGAACAGAATCAAAAGACAAAAGAACACATTGAAAATATCACGCCGCAGGCATAAACAATAAAAATCATGCGAAATATAATTTTTAGAGGCAAGCGCCTCGATAATGGGGAGTGGGTAGAGGGCGACTATTTCCGTAAATACATATACGACAGGTATGATAACGGTTCTCTACACCATCTCATAGGTTGGCAGGTGACGGATAATGACGGAGAGAAGTTTAACGACTACGAAGATGTCGATCCGGACACCGTCGGCCAGTACACGGGGATGAAAGACAGAGCCGGAAAGATGATTTGGGAAGACGACATAATGCTTATTCCCGAAACCGATTTTAATGCAGAGATAATCGGCAGGGTAATATATGAGGAGGATGCGTATTATATCATCCCCTTGCACGGTGGGCATCTTTGGGGATTGTGCTGGTCGCTTCGAAAGCACAACGCGAAGATCATCGGGAATTTTCACGACCACCCCGATCTGCTGAAATAACTAAATCACAATAAATATGAGCCTTAAATCAGACTATATAAACGCCTGCAACGCCTATCTGAAGGCCTTTTGCGAGATGTACGGCTTCGATTATTACCCGGATTTCTGGATAGGTGATGAAGTCGGAGGTGTTATCGAGCTGGGCGACTACTTCGTGAATATAAATACCATCCGCACCGCAGTGGATCGGAATGTCCCAAGAGAAGAGTTTGTCAAGTGGTACGACTACTGTATGGACTGCGGAACTCTCGATATACCTTCCCCAAACTTCGATAGCTGGCTGAGGGGATGTCCTCGAATGAGTGACGAAGAGATACGGGAACTCATGGAGCGGAGCCACGAGATAGAAAAAATGAAGGAAGAGTTGCGTAAACTGATCGATGAAAAGCGGTCGGAGTTCTAAAAAAAAACGGAGGGTGTCCGCCTCACCCTCCTACCTATTTACTACTAACCCTGCACCCGACTATGAAATCGAGAGCAATGCAAATATAACAAAAACCTGAAATATGAAAAAGCTACTTTACCTGTCCTTACTTGCAGCCGTGATTTTTGCCTCCTGTTCATCACCCCAGAGGGTTGACGCGATCCCTCAGAAAATCGACAGTCTATACTTAAAAGCATAAAAAAAGAGCGCGCCGTGCGGCAACGCCCCCTTGGACTTGGTCTATTCATTAAGAATAATTTAACCTCGTATTTTCATGAGTTTAGAAAACAATAAGAACAAACCAGATATTTGCGATGACAGAGGTTTTATTACTATAAATATGACACAAGAAGAATTGATGATTGCTATTAATCCTGCTTTGACGAAAAAGCAAAAAAATAAGCTGATACATCGGTTGCAACGGAAAAGATCTGGTAAAATATAGTTACCGTTCAGTTTATTTGCATTGTTTTCAAATAGCCAGCAACGGTCAGTCTGTGTACTCCCAATATTCGTGCAATAGCACTTTTAGAAATACGTTTATTCAAGAGCTCTTGAATTTCAGCTTCACGACCGGTCAGTTTTTTTGTTTTTGATTTGCTACCTTTCGGCCGTCCAAGAATGACCCCTTCTGCTTTTTTTCGTGCTAACGCTTCTTTGGTACGTTGGGAGATTAAATTCCGCTCAATCTCTGCAGATAGGCCAAAAGCAAAGGCCAGTACTTTCGAATTAATATCGCTGCCAAGCCGATAATTATCCTTAATCGTCCATACTTGTACCTCGCGTTTCATACATTGGTTGAGAATAGCCATAATCATTAAGAGGTTACGTCCCAGTCTGGAGAGTTCCGCACAAATCAAAATATCGTCTTTTTGCATGGTATCTAGAATGCCACCTAATTTTCGTTTTTCCACATCCTTGTTTCCTGATATGGTTTCTTCGATCCACTTATCAACAACCATAGTGTGGCGTTCACAAAAACGATTGATTTCAAATCGCTGATTTTCTACTGTTTGCTTGTCTGTACTGACTCTAATGTACCCGTAAATCATAATCACAAATGCTTTAATATGAATAAAATAAATCAAGGTATTATTTTATTCAAAATGAATCGAAGCTTATTGAGCGATTATTTTAGCGAAAATCAGACTAAAACAGAATTTAGAAATTGCGATAGCTGGGTCATTTTATCTCCAATTGAGCAAAGTATTAAGCGTAAAATTGAGGAAGTTGGAACTCCATTGAAAGATTGGAACATCAATATTTATCGTGGTATTCTCACAGGATATAATGAAGCTTTTATCATATCTGGAGAGAAAAGGACTGAATTATTAGCCGCTTGTGGAACAGAAAAAGAGCGTATTAGAACTGATGAACTTATACGACCGATTTTAAGAGGACGCGACATTAAACGATATACGTATGAATTTGCCGATCTTTATATTATTGCCACATTCCCGGCAAAGCATTATAACATAGATGATTACCCAGCTATCAAGGCACATCTATTATCTTATGGCATAGAACGTTTGGAGCAAACAGGTAAAGAATACACAATTAACGGAGAAAAAATAAAGGCCCGCAAGAAAACTAACAATCAATGGTTTGAAACCCAAGACAGTATAAGTTATTGGGACGATTTTAATAAACAGAAAATTGTATGGATTGAATTAACTGATCATCCGAATTTCGCACTTGATGAAAAAGGGTATTTCATCAATAATACAGTATTCTTTATGACTGGCAAAAATCTCAAATATATTTTAGCTTTTCTCAATTCAAAGCTCTGTGAATGGTACTTTGACAAAATATGTGCGACATCTGGAGTGGGGACACGTCGCTGGATCAAGATGTATATAGATAAAATTCGGCTACCACTATTGACAGATGCTCAAATGTCAGATATTAGCAAGTATGTTGATTCTTACAATGGAACAGATATTGACTCTGCTTTTTATAAGATTTTTTCATTTGGACAAGATGAAATAAAGGTAATAGAGGGAAATTAATTTCCCTCTATTACCTTTATTTCATCTATGGAGAGATCAAATATCTCATATATCTTTTGATTAATCTGATTTTCAACATCATACCCATTCAACTGTTGATCAAGGAGAATATCTAATCCCATTGATTGAATGCTACTTGGAATGGGTAATTTTTCTATAAACATTGGTTTATATTCAAAATAGCCTCCATTACGAGTAACTCCAAGATTTCTAATATAGTAATCAGCTAATTTGGAATTAAGAATAGCTAAAATAGCTTTATCATACGGAACTATCATTGTGGCTGGAGCGTTGATATACATACCTTCAGGAGCATAAGCAAAAGAGGCCGTCAAATTGAGATTTCCCCACACAATTTTCTGTTTATTAAAATCGTCCATATATGCGCAGTTGCGTAAATTATATGGCGTATCACCTTTGTCGGCCCGTGTGGAAATTTGGTCCCAATACTGATCCAAATGAGCTTTGATGGTTGGGTAATCACCTATATCAATACGACTTATGCCCTTTTCTTTGATGCCGTTATGCGTGTTTATCAACCATAAATCCGCAAACTCATAATTATACCTTTTGATATCCCTGCCGCGAAGAATCGGTCGTATAATTTCTGCACATTTAGGATCAGCCGCTATTAACTCTGCACGCTTTTCCCCATCAATGATAAAAGCTTCGTTAAATCCGGTTTTTATGCCATAATTTATCTGAATATCCCAATCCTTTAATGGAGTTCCGATTGCTTCGATTTTTTGTTTAATGCTCAACTCAATAGGAGAAAGTACCACCCAGCTATCGGAACTTTTGAAAGAACAAATCGACGAATTCTGTAAGAAATAATCGCTCAATTTATTTATCTCAAACCCATCTTTCTTTATTGAACATGAGCGAGTTTCGAAAGCATTGGCTTGTTTTGTCAGCATCAGAATATTTACATCAACTGTCGCGGAGTCAAATATTCGAGTGCCCGCAAAATCAATTAATTGTATAGGATTGGTTTGTTCAACAAAGTAGTGCCGCAACGCTTTCCCATAGCCAGCTCGCATCCATTTGTTTGAGGTAATGAACGATAATAAACAATCGGGTTTAAGTAGATTCATGCCGAGTTCATAGAATAAACAGTATATATCCCCTGTACGTTCATAGCTTTGATAGCCCATTCGTCCGAGCGTTTCAGAGTCATGCCCCATTGATTGCAATTGAATATATGGGGGATTACCGATAATGCAATCGAATCCGATAAAATTACCTTCATCGTCTAATACCTCCGGAAATTCGATGCGCCACTCAAATGCACCGAGATACATTTTATTTGATTTGATTTCATTGAAATACGCTTCAAGTTTTTTGACTTCTTCCGAATATTTTTTGATCACCTTTTGTCTCTCCTTCATCTGTTTACTTGTCCATTCAGTTGAAGAGAAAAGCTCTTGTCCTTGTAAATCACTTAGTTCCAATCGTCGGCGGAGCAAGCGTGTTTGTTTGGGATCACGACGATTGATTTCTGTCGTAAGAGTCGATTTGATTCGTGCAATCATTTCATCTAACTGGCGCTTTTCCTCTTTGCTGTGCGCATTTTGGTAATCAGTCACAGCCTTTTTATATTCAGCAATAGAAATTCCAGTCGATTGCAATACTTGTGAAATGCTCTGTTGCAAGTCAAACCGATGGAGCAATGAGTTGCCAGATTTAATATTAATATCGATGTTGGGCAGTGTTTCCAATTCCGTGAAATTACTTTCACGGGTATAATACGCATTTTTCAACAACTCTATCCAAAGGCGCAAACGGCATATATTTACCGAGTTAGGGTTGATGTCAACGCCGAACAAGCAATTCTCGATAATCGTGCGTTTCTCCTTGAATAAAGCCTCTTGAATGCGCTGGCTTTCAGGATGTCCGGGCATGTAATTGAAAACGTCTCCGTCCGCATCGGTAATAATCAATTCATCACTATTTATTTCAATCTGGTAATTCTGTTTTTTGATACGGCGTTTTTCGCAGTCGAGCAAGATTCCGAGATCGAATTTCGTTGCTATAATTTCATTTAATGCAGATACAAGAAAATGCCCGGAACCGACTGCCGGATCACACAAACGAATAGAGTTTACTACATGATTCGCCTCTATTAGATTTGGAATATCTTTATTTTTTAAAGCGTCGTAGTTTGCACACGACCACCCGAAATGGGCATTAAATTTTTGCACGATAACATGGCGGATTGCTTCACGGCACATATACATTGTAATGGCTCCAGGTGTAAAAACTGAGCCGTCTCGGTGGCCATTGATTTTTTCAAAAATAAGCCCGAGAACCGAAGCATTGATCAGTGTTTTCGCCCTTTCTTCAATGCCTTCTTCTCCTTCGCTGGCAAAATCATATGCATCGAGAAATTCCAATAAATAGCGTAATGTGGGCAGTCGCTTGTATCGCGGTTTATTATTTTCTTTCAGTACGGTTCCGGACCAAATTGGAAGCTCTTGATTTCCGAGATTGCTGATTCGAATTGTTGCCCCTTCCAATTGGTTAATCTCAAAAAGAGAACTGTTCAAATAGGGAACTTTGGAGTAACGGCTATTAATCGATGCGGTTCGGGTGTTGATTTTTCTAGCAAGCACTTTGAAAAATAAGTCGTTCAACTCGTCGTAATCGGAGATGTTCGTTGGATTCATAAAAGCGTATGCTTTATCGCCTTTATGATATTTTATCATTTGAGCTTCCAATAATTTCAGAAAAAGAATACGATTAATCCAATTAATTGAAAGTTCAAGTGCGATGTTAAATAGTTGCGATTTCCTATCAGTTCCGTATGAGGCCAGATTTTCTACATAGTGTAAACAGTCTTCTGAGTCGAGCACATCGATTGTACTCTCGATAATTGAAGCCTCGTTACGTTCATTGGGATTTCTGCGGGTAATGATCCGTTTGCCTTTGTCGCCCACTTCTTCAAGCCCCATAATGTAAAGCAACTCGGAATAAAAATTTTTATTAAGCGAGTTACTGTCGTTTTGAAATGGGAGCTTCAATAAGTGGCTCGGGCTAAATATTTTATAGAGTTCAATCAGTTTCTTGTCCTTGTTCGTATCAAGATAATGTCGATAGTTTCGTAAGTCGAAATACGTGTAAGTTATTTTGTCTTTAACAGCCTCTATGTATTTTGATGCAATTTCTTTATAAAAGAAATCCGTTTTATTACTAGGCAATCTTCCCGCTGTAAAATCATCAAAATATTGACAGAGTTCTTTATTGTTAGCGAAAAATTTTTCAAACTCATGAGCATCAAATATAAAAAACTCGAAGATGCTGCTTACTACGAAGTATTTTAATTGAATGTTCTTGTTTTCGATTCGTTCACGGAGATAATATAAAATGATTTCCTGTAACGCTTTTCGATTAATGTCGTTACGTGTAATCATTTCCTGCGAACCAGGCTTTTTAACCTCGAAAATTACTCCGATCGGAGCATCCGAATTGTTGCCTAAATGAATAACGCAATCAATGTGTCCAGTCGGAGCAATTTTGTAGCCGGGCGTGTAAAATGATTCCTTTAAGAAATCCATAATGTCGCCTTTTAATTTCTCTTCGACTTCATTTTCATTGATCTGCGTAAAAAGATTGCGCAAACTCTTTTTGAAACGGTCGAATTCAATTTTCTCGATTTTAAGTTGGCGATAGGCTTTATTCAGCGATTGGGGAATTGTTAATTCAGGCATAATGTGTCAAAATTTATCGAAGATAATAAAAATATCATTTATTTTAAGCACATTATGCATATGTGAGAGCATTTATTCTTTAAAAATAGTTGATTAAATTCAAGCGGAACTGATATTCCAGAAGGGAGTGTTAATTTCTACACGAGATAATCCCCTGATAAACGACACATGTATAATAAGACCTCAACAGGATGAATCGACAATATTGCAGTATCACGGTAGTCGAGAGAACTTTAAAGAAGATTGCAGATGCCAAAACAAAAGTGACTATAATTTAAAGAAAATGACTATATTAGATGAGTGAATTTTTTAATGAATTTATCGCAGATATAGTTTAAAACTATTAAAAGCTATGTTATGATGACTTTCTTGATAATCCTTTTTGTTCTTATTGGTATCGGTTGTATCATAAGATATGCAACTGAGGGTACGTGTTCGGCTTATGCTATGCCGGAAGATTCTCGACCCGCGCCTGTGTTAAAGCCTTTATCTGAGAAGTCACTGGAAGAACTTCAGAGCGAATTGTCACAGGTAGAGATAGACCTTGAAATGCAAAAAATCAAATATCAGGGCGCTTGTTCTAATCCTTATGTTTGGTCTGCGACAAGAAACATGGTAAAACAAAATTTAGAAAATTATATAAGTCGGCGGCAGGAAATAATAGGAGAGATCAACAGAAGGAATAATAATTCCCGGTCAAACTCTGACTATATAATACAAGAGTAAATGCCGACATACTAGCATTATAAATGAGCTAAAGAATCTTTCAGAATAATTGATTATGAATAAATTTTTACTGTTGATAGCTTCCTCGTTATTGCTGTTCGCGGCAGTTGGTTGCAGTAATGACAATGGTGGTGAAAAGCCGGACACTCCAGCGGTGCCGCCCCAATTGGGAGAGTTAGCCCCAATTAGTTTGAGCCATGAAGAATTGGTTTCGGAAAAAATCATTCCTGTTGTCTATTCTAATAAAATCAAAATTACAACAGTCGGTCATTTATCCATAACAAGCCAATTATCCGCAGCAGACGAAAGCAGGACGAAGATTATGCTTTATATTGTTCCGAATAGCGATGATACGAAGGGATATTTGGAAAGTTCGGTAAGTATAAACTATGATGAGACTTGTATCGGGACGTTTAAAGTGTATCAAGCCCGAAGGCGTTACAGTACGATGCCTGTTAACTGGAGTAAAGCGGTTGGTAAATTATCCAATCTACCAAAAGATGGTTTGGAGGCAACGAAATATGTTTATAATCTTGAAAAAACCACGAATGGCGCAGATTCTTATAAAAATTATCCCGCATTCGCATGGTGTATCGATATGAACTACGATCCTGAAAATAATATGGAATGGTATTTACCTGTATATGGCGAAAAAGCGTATGAGGATATTTACACCAGTGATTGGAACTCTCATCATAACTTTTGGTCGTCTTCCCTAAATACTCAGGGGTCAGCGGTTACAATACTCAAATGGGCCAATAGCATACAACAGTCGACGTATGCCGCAAGGTTAAGTGAATCTCACTACGTCGCAGCCGCGAGAGCTGTAAAATAAAGTCTTAATGACCTTGTGTGTATTAAAATGATTTGATTATGAAAAGGCTTATTGTGCTATTTTCTGCTTTGATTGTAGCTTTAACATCCTGCTCTTCTGAGAAACAAGATTTGTATGAGAAGGCCGATTATTTCGTCAATAGCCTTTATACGGATTATGAAAGTTATAGTATTTTGGGCGGAGCAGATCATACTGAATACACAAAAAATAGGTATTATAAAATCACGCCTGTTGGCAGGCTGATTAACGTCAGAATCGAAAAGGATACTGATAGTAAGGAGTATGAAAAGTTGAAAACCGATTTAACGCGACATTTCAAAAACAACCCTCGTGTGAATAAGGTTTATATCTGTAAGGCAGGAACTGTAATGATTGACTGTAGAAATTGAATTGTAGGTGCCCTTTGTATTAAAAAATCGTAAAATAATTGCAGTATGGCTCTAATCAATTGTCCTGAATGTGGAAAACAAATCAGCGATCAGGCTGCAAGTTGCCCCAATTGTGGAATGCCAAGACAAAAGACTGTTAACGCTTCATTGTCAACTACACCCAAGAAACAGGAAGTTATTCGTTGCCCCAAGTGTTATTCGACCAACTTACATGTTGATAAAAAAGGGTTCAGCGGGGGGAAGGCATTCGTTGGAGCTATCACCGTCGGGAACTTAGGGCTATTGGCAGGTACGATAGGCAGTAATGATATATTAATAACGTGCCTTAAATGCGGGCATAAGTTTAATCCGGTAAAAGATGCTAAGCGTAAACGGGATCAAGAAGCGCAAGAACGAATGTCGAAAGAAAACCCGGCAGGAATGGCTATTGCCGCTATATGTGGTGCCACTGCTTTTCTCTTGTTATTTATTTCCGGGGTTTCTATATGGTGGTCCGTATTTGTGTTTTTAGCGGGTATAATTGTTCCATTATTTACGGGGAAAAAATAGAATACGATAAAACTCTAGGGGTGTATATTGTTACTGATTGCTAATTAATCATAAAATATATGGCAAAGAACGAAGTTATCGCAGGAAATTATAAAGGATGTTCCGTCAAAATTAAAGATGGGGTCGCTGTAATTGGCGAATCTGGATTCTTAGGAAGGACTTTTAGAACCATCAATAAGAACTCTGTAGTGGAATACGAAGTTATTACTGAGGAGAGCCGAAAAAGTGCGAAATCGGCCGTAGGCAGAGCTTTGGTTGGCGACATATTATTGGGAGGCGTTGGATTACTAGCTGGTCTATCGGCAAAAAGCAAAGGAACATACACTATTGCGATACAGTTTAGACAGAATGATAAAGCACTAATCGAAGTCGATGACAAAATTTATAAAGCTATAATTAAGGAGTGTTTTTAATTGGTTGAAAATAAATGTAGTACTCTGTGAAATTTTCCACCTACACTTGGCAATTATACAAACAGTCCGATCAAGGGAAAGCGGCTATAGCTGCATTTATGCCTGAATGCGAAGATGATTGTTACAACGTCTTCATAAAATACAATCCCGGTTTTACGGGAGACAAAGATACGTATACCGATTTACTCGAAACCGCCTATGTATGGGCGTCAGATTGGGAAATCGACTCACTGGAAGATGCAAAAGATGCGTTTACATTTATTGTGAATCACGGTTTACGGATGGAAGGCCAGGATGTGATCTTTCCCCAAGAATATGACTTTATTCTGCTGATTATTTCACCGCTATCATTCGGATTGTACAATAGCTCCAAATTCTTTATTCCCAATTTCTTTCAATACAATTTCTACGCTCTCAAAAAGTTGGTCGATTATTTCGAGCTGGAGTTGCCAGATTATCCCAAAAAGAGCGATTATCGCGCTCGGTGCATGTACTACTGGGAGCTTTGCGAGATGTTTTATAAGTTTCGGATGGATAACGATCTATCCCCGGAAGAGCTTTGCGCGTTCATTTATGACTTTGCTCCCAATGTGATCGGCGAACAGCCTATTGCAGAGTTGCCGGAGCCAACAAACGCGTGGTTTATCGGCGGAGTGTTGCAGAATGAAGATAAGGACCCGAATTACGTAAGTTCATGGCAAGCCAATTCGGAAACAAAACGAGGTGATATCTTGATACAATATGAAACGGCCCCAATAAGCGCGATTACCGCCATAAGAATTGCCACAACAGACGGAATTATAGACCCGTTCTTTCATTGGTATACGTGGGCGCATATGAGTCAATATACGGCAATCCCACCAATTACTTTGAAAGAATTAAGATCCGATGCTTATTTCTCTACGCATTCGCTCGTTCGAAAGAATTTTCAAGGGGTCAATGGTTGGCAGATAACCGGACAAGATTACAACGAGCTATTGCGGATAATTCAAACAAAAGGCGGCGACATGAACAAATTGCCGCGATTATATGTGCCTCCAGCACCAATAGTGGAAAACGTCAAGCGAGAACGAGACGTAGAGGTTGAATTACTCGAGTACTATCTCGGCAAGGTGGGATTTGTCGAAGGGCGGGATTACCGGAGGCAGTTACCCATCCACGCAGGACGCGGGCATCGCATATTTCCCGATTATGCTTTGCACTACGATGAAACGCCGGATTACGAACGTGCACGGGTTCTGATTGAAGCTAAACTTGAAATGAAAAACAATGCTCAGATCGAAGCATGCTTCAAACAGGCATATTCCTATGCAAAATTACTGGAGTCGTCCGTGATCGTTCTCTGCGATAAAAACTGTTTGATGATCTACGAAAAGAAAGACAGCTTCGATCGTGACCGATACACGAAAATCTACTGGGGAGAACTTGAAAGCCCGGATAAGTTTAATGAGCTAAAAAACTTTTTAAAATAATTGATTATGAAAAAGATTTTACTGATGGTGGCTGCTGTCTGTTTGTTTGGATGCGCTTCGAAAGAAAAAAAAGCTTTAAAATTAATTGACAAAGAAATGTTTAGTACGCTTTATGATTATGATAGTTATCAACCAGTAGAAATAAAAATAGATAGCGCTTTCACATCCATTTATATGGATAGTACCATTAGAGTACACGCAGCAAAAATAATCGCAATACTATCTCTATTGGAGGAAAGTAAAAAAAACGTTGATGAAGCGTTAAGTACAGCCCAAATATGGCAGGATAGTTATTCAGCTTATGGTCGTCAAAAATTTTTAACTGCTAAAGAAAAAGCATCGAAATGTATTGAAGAAATGAAGGCATCCATAAAACTCTGGGGAGAGAGTAAGGATACAATTACAATGCATGCAAAAGCCTTCAATCCCGAATTTCAAGGTTGGCAAGCAACTCACAAGTTTCGATGCAAAAGCAAAGGGGGAAGCAGTTTATTATCGACGCATATATATGTTTTTGACCCCAAAATGAAACAGATATTATACTCATACGACACAGAAGATGAAGACTTGACAAAAGCACACGATATTATTGACCAAGCTTTAGCTCAAACAGAGTGATTCTCATTTAGAATAATTACTTCTGATAATTATAAAGCCGAGGAATAATCCTCGGCTTTTTTTATGCAAAAATCAACGACTTTATTTATAATACTCCTTCCCCCGGATATTCTCGTGATCCGGGATGCTAGATTCTTGGTCTTTACAGAAAGGTTCAATATATCTTTTCAGATCACAGGGAGAATCAAACCGCCTTGTTTCTCCCTGTGCAGAAACCATAGCTATAAAATCGCCTGTCTTTTCGAAAAGATCGGTAATAGGAACATCCAGAGCGGTAGCGATTGCTTTCAATCTCTCAAGTGTAGGATTTCCAGAAAGGGATAACGACAAAGCTCCTTCGCTAATTCCAATTTTTGCCGCTAATTCCTTTGCTGTTGTTCCCCTTTCCTTTAGCAATTCTTTTACCCGTAACATATTTAGATATAATTAAAGTCATTCCGTAATGCAAATATATGATTAAATTTTGGTAAACCACAATAATCACAAGTAAAATTCAAGAAAAATAAAATTATTTATTGGTTTTATTTGGTTGTTAATTTTATAATACTTAAATTTGCATTGTGAAAGTTTTAGAAAACTAAAATTATAAACTAAAACCATACAACTATGAAAACCTACCTAGCAACAGCACACCTCGCAAAATGGGGTAATGCAGATGAAAGAAAAAACAACTTTTTGCAAAAGCACTTCACGAACAAACGTCGAGCCGCTGAATGGTTGCGCCGGGTAAAAGTGAAATTTTCAACAGGCAATCACACGGCTTTTTGTTCTTGGACTTCTATTGATGAATTAAAATAGTACGACTATGAAAGCTGTATTTAATGAAATGATTAACAGTGTTCGATATTACGACATTCACGGTGCAAGGTATATAGCGTTGGCCAAGTTCAAAGGCGGCTACTCAAAAGGCGATTTTTTTAATGTTTACACCGAAACAGGTAGAAAATACGGTTGTAAATACGACGGTGAAAGTATCGAAACAAGTATTGAAGCTCTTGAAGATGAACTATTGCCCGAAATCGGCGATACTGTTGAATACGATATTGAAGAGTATACCAACCAAACGCATACGGCCATTCATACGATTAGATGCACGGCAAAGGTGCTCGACGTTTTCGAGAACGGCGATATTCGTACCGATCGTGACGGCGTAAGAACGGCATCAGAGTACACGGTAATGAAGAAAGGGGTTATCAAGTTTGCCGACCCGAACCCCTTCTCCGAAAAGTAATGATTCTTAATAAATTAAAAACCAATACAACTATGACAAAGATAAGAAAAGAAATTGATTGCACCAAAACTGCATCACGCCCTATCGGGTACAGTTTGCCCTGGCAGGCGCAAGAGCTAAAGGTAAGCCCTACCGCATCATTCGGCCAAATCGAGCCGTGTAACCTTTATTTAACGGCGATTGCCAAAGCAGTACAAGAGTTCGTTGTTGAAGAATGCAGCGGTAACAGTTATTCTGAGCAACGGTTGATGAATAAGATCGAAGCCGCCCGCCTATTGTTTGGCGATGAGCGCCAAAGCCTCAAGGCTATTCGTGGCATTAAATTTTAAAACCCTGCAATCATGAATACCCTTCAAATCTTCAATAATCAGCAATTCGGTCAGATTCGGGTTGTTGACGTGAATACGATACCGTATTTCGTGGGGCGTGATGTGGCTTTTGCACTCGGTTATGCAAAACCTGAAAATGCAATATCACAACACGTTGATAAAGAGGATACCCTAAAACAGGGTATCCCTGACAATCAGGGATTTATTCAAACGACTACTTTAATTAACGAATCCGGCGTTTACTCTCTCGTATTCGGTTCTAAATTACCATCGGCAAAACAGTTCAAACGTTGGGTGACAAGCGAGGTCTTACCCTCGGTTCGCAAACATGGGGCCTACCTGACCGATCAAAAAGTCGAAGAAGTACTGACCGACCCTGATACCCTGATTAAGCTTGCAACTCAGTTAAAGGCCGAACGAGCCGAAAAAGAGCGTCTGAAAGAGCAGCACCGATTAGCAGAAGAGCAAATCAAGCTCAGTCAGCCGAAAGTCGAGTATTACAATACCGTATTACAATCTGACAGTCTGATAGCAACCAATGTAATAGCCGATCAGTTGGGTTTAAGCGCTAAACGTTTAAATGAAATATTGCAGCAGAGACAAGTGATTTACAGGCAAAACGACACGTTCGTACTGTATGCTAAATATCGGGGCCTCGGTTACGAGGGGTACAGAACGCACACCTATATCAGCAACTCTACGGGCCAGCAGCACACCAAGCAGCATCTTTATTGGACTGAAAAAGGTAGAGAGTTCATACATGGATTTTTAAGTGACAAACAATCTAAAATCGTGTAACTATGAAAACTGCTCTTGCAATCTTTCTGACCAACGGCAATATATTTATCACGGGTGTTAACGTATTTAAAGTATTCGACAGTATATCACAAGCTGTCAACTACTGCAACGATAAGGGCATAAAAGCCCGAATGCTATAAACTTATAACCATGAAGCGAAAAATCATCAAAATATCAAAAGAACGGGCTATTGAGATCGCGATGAACACGAATGGCATCACTAGAGAAATAGCCGAAAAATACACGGACAGCGAACTGAAAGAAGTGCTGCGCCTTCTCAAACTGAAAGCTAACTTTTAAAACTTGCAACCATGAAAACTACCGATTTACGCGAGATTATGCGTCTTGCATGGCGAATGTTGAAAATTACGGGCCGGGCTTTCGATGAGTGCCTTCGCCGGGCATGGGCCAATTTCAAGCTGCGAAAAGCGATGCAAAATAAGATCGTTGAGTTCTTTTACGTCAAGTCGAGCACCGGCGAACTTCGTCAGGCATTCGGCACGCTTCAAAGGTCTGTTATCGAAGACAAGATTAAAGGCTCTGAGCGCAAAGAGAACGAAATGTGCTTCACTTATTATGACTGCGAGCAAGAGGGGTTCAGGTCTTTCAAGCGGTTTAATCTGGTGAAGATCGTGAATGCCTGAAATTTTCACACCGCACCGTCTCGTCATTTGCGGGCGGTGTGGTTGTCAAAAAATAATTCGTATTTTCAGTAAAAATATTTGTTTTATCACGTACCCACCTAAATCTTTGCACTATAACATGCGGGGTAGTGTAACGGTAACACGGCGGGTTAGTGTCCCAGCAGATCACAAGTTCGAATCTTGTCCCCGCTACAGAATCTAAAAATATCGTTATGAATGTATTGACACTCATCATTAAAAAGAAATGGCTCGATGAAATTCTGTCGGGTGAAAAAACAACAGAAGAACGCGAGATAAGGCCGAACAGCTCACACAAGTACTTCTACTATAAGAATTGTGCAACTGGCGAGATTTACAAGCGCGGTATTGATATACCTGATGATGTGTTCGGGGGTGAATCCAATGTGCCGATTGACTTTATGTATCATCAGTATGATGCAATTCAGTTCTGGGCTGGCTATGAAACGAATCGTCCCGGTGTTCTTGTCGAGATTAAAGGGTTCGAGCATTTCACGATTGAAGACGATAATGGAGATGCCATTACTTATGAATACACGGACGGCAGAACCTATTGCATGGCTGCAATTGAGTATCAACTCGGTAAGGTGCTTAATAAAACCAATTGTTAACTTTTAAATTCATTGCTTCACTAATCAAATTAATCGAAGTTTAGGAATCGGCTCAATCGGTAGCCGACGTGGACGAAGTGGTCGAATTCAGTCTCGCAACCAGCAGCAGCGCGATTACAACCGACTGTTCGGGGCAAAATAACCATGACCCCGATAGACCACGCAAACGAAGTGATTAGCCTTGTCCGCCAAAAAACGGACAGGGCGATCCTTTTTTATTCGTGTGGCAAAGATTCAGAGGTGCTATTAGACCTTATGGCCCCTCATTTCAAAGAGATCGTATGCGTGTTTATGTACTTCGTGAAGGGGTTAGACCACATAGACAACTATCTTCAAACCGCAAAATCGAGGTACACCAATATTAAGATAATGCAAGTGCCCCACTGGAATTTATCAAGGGCGCTTCGAATTGGGCATTTCTGCGTCGCAAACACTCAGGTAAAAATAAAAAATCTCAAAGATATTGACGATCTCGTGCGCTTCAATACAGGTATAGACTACACATTCTACGGCATGAAGCAAGCCGACGGACTTCATCGACGACTGATGCTTCGAGGCTATGAAAATGAAGCGATAAGCAACACCAATAAGGTATATCCTCTTTCTCAATGGAAAAAAGCTGATGTATTAGCGTACATCAAGACACGTAGACTGCCAGAGCCTATAAGTTATACCAAGGAGGCTGGGAATGGGCTATGGTTTGATGCTAAATGTTTTTCATACCTACGCACACACTACCCCCAAGACCTTGAGAAGATATATTCCGTATTCCCATTATCTAGAAACATACTCTTGAAATATGACGAAGAAAAACGAATACAAGCAGAGCGAGACGATAGTAATTAAACGCTCGCAGATAAACTTTGCACCGTACAACCCCCGCAAAGAAGACCCCAGCGTAATCAAGAAGCTCAAGAAGAACTTTAAAGCCGTCGGATATTTGGGAGGTATTGTGTGGAATAAGCGATCATCCTTTCTTGTGTCCGGGCATAAGCGCGTACAGACACTTGATATTATGAATGAGTACGACGGATCGCCTGAAAAAGACTACGACATCAAGGTAGAATCTGTTGATCTGGACGACAAGACCGAACGCGAGCAGAACATCTTCATGAACTCACCATCGGCTATGGGTGAATTCGATATGGAGAAGATGAAAATACTCGTACCTGAAATAGACTATCTATCAGCAGGGCTTTCTGAAGCTGATATGAACATCTTCGGTATATCCATACTCCAAGAAGAGGTTAATTCGGGACTTATATCCGTGGTGGACGACTTCGCAGAGCTTCAGCGACCAATGCAGGAGCGCAAGGACGCGGTAAAAGAGATGAAGGCGCAAATAAGACAGCAGGCGGAACAAAATGTAGAGGAAATAGAATCATTCGCGATGATTCAATTCAAATCATATAGAGCAAAGTCATCCTTTATGCTTCGTTTTGGCTTTCAGGCAGACGATAAGGTTATTCCCGGCGAGCAGTTCGCAGATATGATCGAACGTGTGGAGTAGGCTTAACACATTGGACAGTATAAAAAATGAAAGGGAGGGATAAAAAACCGGCGTTGGAGATATTTGAGCAGGTTGCCAATGCGTGTGGCGGCGTGTTATCCGAGATCGCCGCCAACCTGAATGTATCGAGGGCGACGGTCTATAATTGGTGTAAGAGCGACGAGGGTTTCGCAGAGGCATTCGAAGATTCCCGCGAGCGGTTTATAGATCTCGCCGAGAGCAACCTCCGAAAGCTTGTGGCTGGCGTTCCAAATATTATCACAGACGAGAATGGGAACAAGGTGTTCGATGGATGGAAAGAACGCCCATCCGAGACGTCAATCATATTCACCCTTAAAACGAGGGGGAAAAAGCGCGGATACGTGGAACGCCAAGAGGTGGATGCTAATGTAAACATGAAGGGTTCCATCGATATCAAAGAATGGGTAAAGGATAGGTTGAAGAAAAAATGATCGAACCGCAGGATGCATATCTTCCCTTGTATGAAGATACCGAGCATTTCATCATCTTGATTACAGGAGGACGAGGTAGCGGAAAATCTTTCAACGCAGGCGCATTTGTCGAGCGCCTGACATTCGAAGAGGGACATGTTATCCTGTTTTGTCGCTATACCATGACTTCAGCGGCGGTATCGATTATCCCCGAATTTGTCGAGAAAATCGAAGCGGATGGTACAGGGGAATTCTTTCACATGACAAAGACTGACGTTGAAAATGTGATCTCCGGAAGTAAGGTTTTGTTCCGGGGTATCAAAACCTCCTCTGGTAATCAGACCGCAAAACTGAAATCTATTCAGGGTATCACGACGTTCGTGTGCGATGAAGCGGAAGAATGGACGAGTGAAGCCGATTTCGATAAGTTAGTGCTTTCGATTCGCCAAAAGAATATTCAAAACCGGGTTATCATTATTATGAACCCTACGGATTCGAACCATTTCATCTACAAGAAATACATCGAGAAAAACAATAAAACGGTCCAGATCGATGGCGTGGACGTTCAGATCAGCACTCACCCTAACGTTTTGCACATCCATACGTCTTATTTTGACAATGTCGAGAATCTAAGTGACGAATTTATTCGGGAAATCGAACGCATGAAGATTGAAAATCCGGACAAGTATGCACATGTGGTAATCGGCCGCTGGGTGGATGTAGCGGAAGGGGCGATTTTCAAAAAGATCAATCAGATTAAGGAGTTTCCGGCTTGGTGTGAGAAGGTTGCCTTGGGGCAGGATTTCGGATACTCTAACGATCCGACCGCCATTGTAAAATGCGGAGTGATTGGCAATGCTTTATATATTGACGAGATATGCTATAAAACCCATATGCTGACAAAAGATATTATTTCAGAGTTGAAACCTTATAACGATCTGAAAGTAATGTCCGAATCGGCAGATCCCCGGTTGATCGACGAGATAAGTAATGCCGGAATCAAGATATATCCGGTAGAGAAAGGCAGTGGGTCTATTATTGCCGGCATCGAAAAGATGCTCGAAATGGAAATATACATAACCGAGCGATCTTATAATATGTTGATGGAATTTAGAAATTACGTCTGGGATAAAGATAAAGATGGAAGGCCGGTCAATCAACCGGCAGACGGGCAGGCCGACCATCTTATCGATGCAGTGCGCTATTATATATTGGGGATGATCCTCGGGAAAGTCCGACAAGTAAAAAATTACGAAGGATATTTTTAAGTCATGAAAACATTAGAGGAGATATTTGCATTACCAACAGAGGCGGAGAAGATATTTTATCTCAAGTACCGGCGCACGCCCTCGCCTGATGTAGATTCCTTGTACAAGGACTGGAACCCCGACCTCCACGAGGTGATGGATGAGAATATCCGGCCCGATAGTAAAGTGATTGCCGAAGAAGCCAAACAGGACCCCATAACAGGCAAAGATATTCCGGCTCGGTATAAGAAGGACGATATCAATCCTACTAACCGGATTATGCTTCCTTTGGAACAGGACATTACAAACATTCATACCGCCTGGACTGTAGGAAATGACCCGAAAGTAAATTGCAAACCAAACAACGACCAAGAACAGGAGCTATTGTCCGTCATCAATAGTGTTTGCCGAAAAAACAAGATGCGCTACAATAATAAGCGTATTGTCCGCTCTTGGTTGTCCGAAACCGAAGTTGCCGAGTATTGGTATGTCGTCAAGGATGATAGTTTTTGGCGCAAAATCCTCGCTCAGGTGAAAAGTATGCTCGGACACGGTCACATGCCGCAGTATAAACTCCGTTGTGCCATTTGGTCGCCGTTTCGGGGAGATAAGCTATATCCGTTTTTCGATGACAAGGGCGATTATCTCGCTTTGAGCCGGGAGTACCGGATAAAAGACATCGACGGTACGGAGACGATTTATTTTATGACCGTCACCGATCAAAAAGTGTATAAATGGAAGATGGATTCCGATTGGGTAAAAGTCAGCGAATTTAGACACAACTTTGAGAAGAACCCGACGATTTACTCCTGGCGGCCTCAGTCGTTGTGCCACAACATTAAACCGATCCGAGAGAGATTGGAACGGTTGATGTCGAATTTCGCTGATTGTATCGACCGCTGCTTCTTTCCGTATCTGATCCTTGAAGGCGATATACAGGGAACACCGCAGCAGTCGGGCAAAAACAGGCTTATCAAAGTCACCAACAACGGTAAGGTATATTATCTCAATTGGGATCAATCAAGCGATGCCGTGCGGTTGGAGCTGGACGGTCTATGGAATAAAGCCTATCAGCTCACCAACACGCCGCAACTCTCTCTGGAAGCACTCAAGGGATTGGGTGAAGTTCCGTCCGGCAAGGCGTTTCAATTTCTGTTTATGGGGACAAATCTCGCTGTCGACAATCACGCGGAGGTAATCGGTGAGCATATTCAGCGACGGTATAATTTCCTCGCATCTGCTGTGGGGTCGCTCAATGCAGAATACCTAAAAGCTGCCCAAACCATAGACATTGAGACGGAGATACAGCCGTTTTCCATTAATGATTTAGCAGAGAAGATCAAGAACGCTTCAGATGCTTGCGGAAAGCCGGTAGCATCCCTTAAAACCGGTGTAATGATGGCCGGACTGGTAGACGACTACAAAGATGAGATCGAACAGATCGCAGAAGAAGAGAAAAACGGTACAATTGAGAATAAAAATTAAAAATAACAGCGAAAATATTTGGATATACACGTACCCGCCCCAATATTTGCATTGAGTTATGGCTGTTCTATCGAAACGACGGGAACATCTGGATTCGAGATGAAAGAACGGAGTGTGAAAATAGCAGTACTGCACGAAATCCGGTGCAAAAAGTGCGGGCGAAAACTCGCTGAAATGCAAGGAATAGTACAGATAAAGTGTCCCAAATGCGGCCACCTAGCCACATATCGGATTTAAAATAACGATTTACAGAGTGCCACCGAGCGCCAATTTCCTTACGGGGAGGTTGGCGCTTTTTATTTCAATCGAAAATTATGAAAGAAAAACTTTTGGCATTGCTCAAAACCAAATTCCAAGGGGTTGATGATGCGATCCTCGACCGAATCGCAACGAAGAAGGCCGAGGGTGTGACGGACGAAGCACAGTTACCTACCATTATGGAGGGGATCGGGTTTCAGGACGTGTTGACAAGCTACGGCGATTTCCGTGCCGGGGATGCTTCAGTTAAAGCCGTAAGCAATTATGAGAAGAAGCATAACATAAAGGACGGAAAGCCTATCGGGCAACCTGCCACCGGGGACGGGCAGACAAATAACGAACCCGCAAAGCCTTTCGATGCCGAGGCACTTAAAGCCGATATGCTAAAGGCGCTCCGTGAGGAGATGGCTGCTGCAGCCCAACAGGAACAGCAGGAGGTGCAACGAGCCGCTGCCATCGCATCGAAAGCTAAAGAGTACGGAATTCCCGAAAAATTCGCTGCCAAATTCAGCATCGCTCAGGATGTCAATCTCGACGAGTATTTCAAAAGCGTGAAACAGGAGATGGCAGACGCAGGCTTTGAGTTTTCCGAACCGCCCGCACAGGGCGGCGGTATGACCGACAACGGAAATGAAATCGCCAAACTGATCAACACGGGCACAGAACAGATTGTTAAATCTCAAAACAAGTAAAAATGCCAGCAGGATTTAAGTATGACCTGAACCCGATGGATATGCTGAAAGAACTGTGCCGGTTCGACACGGTTTACCGTCTGTCCGGAGGTTTCAATTTCGAGGACGCAAATGTGCCCTCTGGGACGATGCTGATGCCCCTCACGCCGCTGTACGTTGATATGACGACACGGAAGGCTTCGGTTGTCAAGAATGTGAAGGTGGTCGAGAAAGTGACTTCTGGAACGAAAATCAAAATCGTAAAGGGTTCTTTTGTCTACAAGGGGATGCACCTGGGCAACGGGACGGCGGGAGCAACGGTATCCAGTATCGACACGGGCAATGCGGTTTACGACGAGCTTACCATGAGCGCCGCCGGACTCACTCCCGATGTCGGGGATATTCTTTTCGAGGCTGCCGCTGCCGACGGCACTACCCCGAAAGCAACGGCCAATTTTCTCAATTACGCCGTTACTAAAGCGGAAGCCGGTGCAACGGTGACCGCAATCGCTCAGGCTTACGAGGTGCAGGAGTCGAAACTATACGCCCCGATTTCAGCCAAAGACAAGGAGACCCTTACGTCTCGATTCCTTTTCACCATCTAAAACAAGACGACAATGAAATTAACACTTGAAGTTTTATTCAACGATCCCAATGTCGTCAAGGCCGTAATCGACCGTTCGGTGGCGACGCAGCAGGATGAAATCTTCTGGAAACGGTATCTCGACTTCGAGGAGACCAAATCCCGTGTTTTCAAAACGTATCTCGGAACCGTTACGGGGGTAACGGCAGGCTCGGTTATCGACCGCAACTCCAACAAACCTCTGCGTGAGCGTAAATCACTCGGCAGCGGTTATGGAGAAGTGGCCTATCTGGGCGACCGTTATCAGATGGACAACGACCGCCTGGATATGATCAAGTCGCTCATCGACAAGTTTAATTCGGCCCGCTCGGCAGATCAGGCATCGGCCATGAATGCCATTATCGACTACATCGTGGACGACGTGCGTCAAATCCGACTTGCACCCCACAAGCGCATGGATATTGTCGTGGGCGATCTGCGTTCCAATGGCAAAGCCTCGGTTACCCTCGCGGACAACCCGCAGGGTATCGCGCTGCTCGACATGGAACTTCCTGTCAAGAAGATTACTCCGGCCGCCAGCGACAAGAGTAATTTTATTTCCTACCTCAAGAAACAGATAGAGGCATTGCGCCCGACGATGGGTCGCTTCTCCGTGATGGAGATGTCGCGCTCCACGTTCAACAAGAACATCGTGGGTTCGAGCGAATTTACGAACACCTACAAGATGATCTTCAGCGGGGCGCAGATGGCATTGGCCGGAGGGCTTATTACCGATGCGATGACTAATCAGGTTTTTGGAGGGATTGGGTTGCCTCCGGTACGCATTATTGACGATATGGTGGCTTTGCCGGGCGGTACGAGCAAACCTGTATTCCAAGACGACCGCATTACACTGCTTCCGCAGGACAAGATCGGCAAGATGATGTGGCATGAGCCTTATGAAATCGCCGATCCTATCCCCAATAAGGCGTACACCCGTCTGGAAGGCGGTATGTGGACTTCGAACTGGCGCACCGAAGAGGGGCGGTTTATGGAGTACGGTGCTGAGTGGATTCCCAACTTTACCGCTCCGAACAAGATCGCCATTCTCGACCTCTCAACGATGAATGCGTAATTCATGACGAACTACGAGGCAATATCGGCGAAACTGTACCCTTACAGCGTGGATGATAACCTGATCGAGGTATCGTGTATCGACAACGGATTGGAGCGTGACGATGTATATTCTCCCAAGCAAAAAACTGAGGTTGCAATGACGGTTATTTCGATTCTGCGCAACCTGATCGCCTTGTCCGGCGAAAACAACGGAGGATACAGTCTTTCTTATGACGTAAACGGACTGAAAACGCGCATTTATCAAATCGCGCAAGGTAACGGTTTTACCGATATTGCCGACGAGTTCAATTCTAAACCTCAGATTACTTTTCTGTGATCCGGTTCCCTTATATTCTTGAAATTTGGTACGAGGAAGATGCTACGCTGAATCCCGATGGCTCGTGGACTGCAGGTGTCCACCAGTGGCATATCGTCGGTAAGTGCAATGTCCGGCAAAACGGACAGGCGAGGCAGATCAAAGGGCAAAACGGAGATTCTTTCCTCTACTCATTCGAGGTTACGATGCCTGCCAATACACAACCCATCCCAATTGGAACGAAAGTTCGCGTCTTGGACAATCGTGGTTTCAATGTTTTTGACCGTACACCTCAAGTCGGCGATAACCCGAAAAATACGAATGCCGCACTGTATACTGTACAGGGATTCAGCAAAAGCGGACAACGGAATGAAGACGTGCGGCTATGGCTCTGAAATGGACAAATCCCCAAAACCTCGACCGATATTTTCGTCAATTGCAGGAAGAGTATGACCGCAAGGCTATTATTTGGCTCGAATCGCTCGGAGAGCAAGTTGTAAAATACGCTCGCGAACACGGATCATACGCCGACCGAACCGGCAACTTACGTAATTCCATAGGTTATATAGTCATTCAGTCCGGGAAAGTCGTAAAGGATGGTTGCGGTAACAGCGCACCCCAACGGAAAACTCGCGAACACCTGCTTGATGTAGCGAAAGAACGAAAAGGTTATAAAACCTATCTCGTATGGGGAACAGGTATTGAATACGCGAGGTGTGTCGAGGCAAAAGGATTCGATGTGATAGAAGGATCAGGGGACTGGGTGGAATCCAACGCTGAAACACTCAAGGCCGAATTCGCGAGATTTTTAAAAAGCAACAAATTATGAATCTGACATCGACAGAAACATTCAAGTTCATTTGGGATCGCATCCTCGATTCGCCGTTACATGAAGCTGTACCGATCATGTATGCCGATCATTATCCGAACAATCCGACAGGAGAATTTATCGTTATGACCTCTTTGTCGAACGTTATCGGTACTTCACAGGTTGTTACGGTAAACGTGAATCTTTACGTGCCGGACAATACGCCGACGATCAACACGGAGAAACAGCGCTATCCTGATCGCAACCGGCTGAATGAATTAACGCGTATCGCTTTTGATTCGCTGGCAAATTATCCCATCGCGGAACGCTGGTTTTTCGACGTGAGCGATGAGACTATCGTTAGTGAGGAGAATATTTCCTACACTTTTTCAAACATTAAAGTCAAACTTAAAAAACATTAGATCATGCAACTTGTAGGTCTTAATTCCTGCCATGCAGGAGCACCGCTGCCTAAAGGCGTAAAAGATGCAGGAGCGACTGCGCTCTTGAAAGCATTAACTAAAATTACGCAGCCTTATAATGGCGGTGTAACGTTCAACTTCTCGAACCCCACGAGTAATAAGTTTCATCGCGAAGGCGAGACCGATCCTTTCTTTTCGCTGCGCGACGTAACCTCGGGTTCAAAGGAAATCACCTGGAACATCGCCGACTTCGACGACGCCACGATGGAGTTCTATTTCGGCACGACCGAGGCTGCCAAAGGGGAACTGTATGAGGGAGAGAAATCATTCGTGTTCGACTCCAAATCGGGTGGCTCTCTCGCTTTCGCGCGCCTGAAGTACACAGCCACCCTGACAGGGGGATTGAATACGAGCGATCCGCTTCAGATCGCCGTTTCTGCCGAAGTACTTGCCCCCGCAGAAGGCGGTGTCGCATGGAGCCCCATCGCAACGCCTGAGTACACGGTGACTGAATAGCTGTGACCTCCATCCCGCCGGGAAGTTAACGACTTGCATCACGTAGCGAGAACGGGGCGGGAACAAATTTAGCGCATATGAAAAACAAGACCTCAGCAACCGATAAACGGGCATACGACATTCTTGCGGAAAAGCCAGAATCTTTTGAAATAGAGGGATTGGATGGCAAGAAAGAGACACTATACCTCCATCCCCTCCAATTGGGCCGGTTGGCAATGATCAGTCGTCGTTTGTTAGACATAGACCTATCCTTGTCCGATGAAACGGAAAACGAAGTGCAAAAAATGTGGCGTATTTGTGCGGAGAAACCACACGAGGTAGCGGAAATAATAGCCATCGCAACCCTTAGAACCAAGCAGGAGATCGATGAGAGACTGACAGAGAGGACGGAATTGCTCCTCAATTCCCCGACTATGCAGCCTGCAGCGCTTACCAATATTTTGTATTCTATAGTTTTTCAATCCTATTGTGCGGATTTTATGAAGGCTATTCGCTCGGTAAAAACGCTTCAGGTAACGATTTCCCCAGAGATGAAGACGGAGAGGATAGCCACTACGGGGGACGAAGTATCTGGGGACAAATCGACGCTTTCATAAGTCGCTATCATTGGACGCTCGAATATATCCTGTGGGGCGTTTCATGGGCCAACATACAGCTTATGATTGCCGATGCCCTCAGAACGGATTACAAGGACAGATCGGGATATAGCCAACAAAATAGTAATGTACCCGAAATCATGGATATGAATGACCCTAAATCAATGGATGTTCTACTCAAAATGACAGGAGGAAGATAAAACATGCTCGACGAAATTATAAAATCAGCATCAGCACTCGGTGCTTGCAAACAGATAGACGAGGCCAACGACTATCGTTCGTTAACCACGCTGTTTTTCTCCCCGCAGGGACAGGAGTTCTGTAAAAAACACAACTTCCCATCCCTTGAGATATTCAGGCAGATTAAAAACGACATTGAAAGAAAGGGTATTTATATCGATTGCGGGACAATCGACCTTCCGGGACGAAAACATATTTGTCTGATCGGAGATACCACGGCTACTATCGAGGCATCGGGTGTTGAATATGTTCATACGATCATCCTGATGCACGGAGCCAAGGCCATTATCAACGCATCTAATTACGCCGTGTTGCATATTGTCAATGTCAGCGGTTTAGATGTTACAATCAATAAGGATAACACCGTTGCCGTATTATGATAAACCTTACCGTAGTTATAGATAATGACGAGGCGATCCGGAAATTCCGGGAGCTTCAGCAAGTTGCAAAATCCACAACCTCAAGCATGGTTACTGATGCAGACAGGATGGATGCCGCTATGCACCGATTCGGGATGACGATGGGTAAAGTCGGCGTTGCCGCCGCTCTTGCCGGCCTGGTAAAACAGATCGCACAAACCCGAGGGGAATTTCAGCAATTAGAGGTAGCTTTCACCACCTTACTCCAGAGCAAAGAGAAAGCGGATGCCCTGATGTCACAGATGGTCGATCTGGCGGCAAAAACGCCTTTCGACTTGCAAGGCGTGGCCTCCGGAGCTCGTCAGCTTCTCGCATACGGATTCGCGGCAGAGGACATTACCGATACGTTGACCCGTCTGGGCAATGTAGCGGCGGGACTGGGATTACCATTGGAGCGCCTCACTTATTTGTACGGCACGACCGCCGTGCAAGGACGGGTGTATGCACGGGATATGCTCCAGTTCACGGGCTCTGGTATTCCTATGCTGCAGGAGATGGCAAAAATGTACGGCAAGACCACCGAAGAGATCAATGCGATGGTTTCGGCAGGTAAAATAGGCTTCGAGGATGTGCGCAAGGTTATCGAAAATATGACCAACGAAGGCGGCCAGTTCTATAACCTGATGCAAGAGTCATCCAAGACGATTACCGGTCTTATTTCCAACCTAGGCGATGCGATTGATACGATGTTTAACGAAATCGGGAAATCGCAGGAGGGGGTGATTGCAGGTGTACTGCAAGGCACTATTTCGCTAGTCGAAAACTATGAGAAGGTACTCAACATTCTCATTCCGCTAGTTGCTACATACGGGGCATATAAAGCGGCGCTGATTGTGACTGCGGCTTTACAAAAGGCCTCGGTGACGATGTCGGCGGTTAAAACCTTCTTTCAATTGGCAAAAGGGATTCGATCGGCGGCCGATGCACAGGCTTTGTTCAACTTAACGATGAAGTCCAATCCCCTTATGCTGGCTTTAAGCCTGTTGGTAGGACTGGGAACTGCCATCTACAGGTATGCGAAGGGCGCAAACGAAGCGGCGGAAAATACGCTCGGATTGGCGCGTGCAAACAAGAAGGCCTCAGACGAGGCAGATGCCGAAACTGCCAAAATTAAAGCTTTACAAGATATTGTAAACAACTCCAACGTGGCCTATTCCGAAAGGAAAAGGGCTCTCGACGAACTGAAAGGGATCGTTCCCGACTACCATGCCAGCCTGACCTCGGAGGGAAAGCTGATCAATAACAATACCGAAGCCATTAAAAACTACATCAAGGCATTTGAGAGGTCCGTAAAGCTCCGGGCTGTCCGCGATGAGCTGGAAGAAGCCTACCGGCAGCAGCGCAAGGACATGAATGAGGCCGAGAAGATTATCAGTGCGGGAACAGGTACTACCTCGGCTGGTATATACGGAGGGCCGTCGAACGTTCATACCACGCGCAGGGAATATACGCCCGAGGAGAAGAAGAAGATCCGCATGGATGCGTATCTGAAGACCGCCGCCACGATCCGGGAACTCAATGATGAAATTGTTGCAAGCAGTCTAGCTGTCGAAGACTCCACAGGTAAAACAATTTTTAACGTAACGGAAAATCTCAAGGATGCCCAAAAGGCATATTCTGATGCAATGGCAGCTTTAGATAAGGCTCGTCGAGACGGAAGTGATATCTCTGTTGTTAAGGAAAAGCAGAATGTAGCTGATAACGCAAAAAAAGCTTTAGATGAAGCTAAAAAGCTTGCAGGGGTTGATGATAAAACTATAAAAGCAACCACAAAATCACAGAAAGAACTATCTGACGCTATCCTTGCCAATGATCTGGCCTTGCAACAATCCCGTATTGATATTCTTGCAGAGGGAAAGGAAAAGGAATTACAGCAGATCGAATTGAACAACGAAAAAGCCGTTCAGCAGATCGAGAAATCCCGCCAGGATTTAATTGCTAAGAATGGAGGCAAGCCGCTTTCTGAAGAGCAGGAAAAAAGTTTTACGGAACAGCTTAAAAACACAAATAACGCAACGGATAACCAGCGCATTGCTGCTGAATTAAAGTATGCCAAACAACTCGATGATGTCTACAAACAAATCACCGATAGCAGTCTGTCTGAAATTGATCGAGAGTCTAGAGGAATCAAGGAAAAATACCAGGAATTATGGGATACAGTAACCCGTCTTCTTGACGGTGGAAGTATTTCTCAGGAGAAAGCTAAAGAATGGTTCGGCATGATAAATCAAAACGAGATTGCCGACAATTTAGAGGCTGTGGTCAACAAATATGGCTCTGCCGAGGATAAGATTACCAAGATTCAGAAAGAGGCGGCTGCAGCCCGTGCAAAAGCGACCGAAAACAATCGCACCGACCTGATCCCTCAAATCGACAAACAGGAACAACAGGATATAGGCACGGTTAAAGCCGACGAGTTGATGAAAACCGACGACTGGATCAACTTGTTCCAGAATCTCGATGCACTTTCGAGTAAAGAGATTTATCGGATCATAGATAACATCAATGCACAGCTCAAAAATGCCGACCTAGATCCGATTAACTTTAAGGCAGTTACCGATCAGCTTGAGCAAGCACAAGAGAAAGCGATAACTAAAAATCCTTTTTCTGCTATCGTCCACAGTTTCAAAGATTACAAGACCGCTCAAGAGAAAGCTATTGGACTGCAAAACAAATACAATGAAACGCAGGACAAAGCCGATAAGGAAAACGCAGATCAGGCCAGTTTAGAGGCTATCCGAAAGAAACAACAAGCATGGCAAAGTGTTGTTAGCACCATTGGCGAAATGGGACAGGCACTTGGTGCGACCTCCGATCTTCTCGGGCAGTTCGGAATTGAGAGCGCCGAACTAGATGGAGTTGTGAGCGCCTTCAATTCAATAGCATCTATTGATGTAACCAGACCTTTTTCTGTTGTTACCGGCATCATTGGAGGTATATCCTCTCTGATCGGCGGCATATTTAACGGTAAGGACAGGCGTGCCCAAAAACGTATCGAAAGACTGCAAGACCAAGTAGATGCGCTTCAAAAATCATATGAAGAGTTAGATCGGGCTATAAATAAAGCCTATTCCAGTGATGCCAAAGAGTTGATCGAGGATCAGAATAAGATGCTCCAGCAGCAAAAAATACTTATTCAACAACAAATCCGCGAAGAACAAAGCAAAAAGAAAACGGATCATGACCAGATAAAACAGTGGCAGGATCAAATCGATGAGATCAACAACTCTATCGAAGATGGCATTGCAAAAGCTCAAGATGCGATATTCGGTTCTGACGTTCAATCGGCAATCAGTGATTTTGCGGATGCTTACGCTGAAGCGTGGGCGTCTGGTGAAGACCGGGCCGCAGCCTCGAAGGATTTTGTGAAGAACATGATTAAACAGATGATCGTCGAGGCTATGAAAATGGATATTGCCGCCCCGATGCAAAAGGTGCGGGACATGCTCGAAACGTTTTGGGCTGACAAAATTATAACTCCATCTGAAGAAGAGATTATCAATCAGATGGTAGGTGATATTGGGAGCCAACTGGATGGCAAATATTCATGGGCCGACAAATATTTGAAGAATAAAGATGATTTAGGTCAAGATGCATCCTCAAAAGGTTTTCAGACTATGTCACAAGAGACAGGCGAGGAGCTTAACGGCAGGTTTACAGCTATCCAGGAATACACGGCCAATATACGCGATACTGTTAACTCTATTTTGCTTCAAGGTGGCCAGCAACTGAACGAGACTATCAACATTCGCGATGTAGCTATTCAACTCAATGGAAATGTTGCAATCATTAAAGGCCACACTTCACACCTCGAAGAGATGGACAATAAGCTCGGTAAGATGGTGAAAATTATGAACGAAAAACTTTGATATGGACACAATTAACGGCAAACCCCTTTCTCAATTCGGGGCTACAATGTTAAGTGGAGCTTACGCGGAATTAATGACACCTGCCTCCTTAAAGTCTTTTCTAGAGAATAAGGACAGATCGAAAGATGGGACTGACGTTTTTATTAGCAATCCCAGGCAGGATGAAAAGGAGGTAACACTGAATTTTATCATTACTGGCAGTAGTCAGGCCGAATATATATCCCGGTATAATGCTTTTCTCTCCGAGTTATACACCGGACAAGTCTCGCTGTTTGTTGAAGATTTAAATCAAACATTCCGATTGTTGTATTCGAGTGTAACCAAATTCGGCAACTATCGGCTTCATGCCTGTGAAATCGCAGTAAAATTCAGAGAACCTAATCCGACCAACAGAAGCAACCTGTAATGATCAATATTAAGAACATAGACGGTTCCTTATTGTATGCCGCTCCTGTAACCAAAGATGCGGTATTTCATCATGAATTGATGTCCTCTGAATACATCGAATTGGTGTTTAATGAGGTCACGGTAATAGATATTCCTATTGGAGCCTATGTGGAGTACAACGGGAGCAGGTATACCGTCACCAATCCCGTTACCCCGGATATCATAGACGGCGGGTATAAATACTGCATCCAATTCAAAGCCGATTGGATGCGATGGGAAGGTATTACCTATTTTTACATCAACGAATTCTCCCAGAAAAACGAGACAAGTTGGTCAATGACGGCTACTCCTGACTTGTTTTTGCAAATGATCGTGGAGAACATTTCACGGGCAACGGGGAAAACTTACACTTTTTCTTACGATTCCAGCCTGACAGCTACAAAAGACCTGCAATTCAACAATACGACTGTCCTTGAAGCTTTGTCGATGGTTGCCGATGCTTTTGAGACGGAATGGTGGATTGAAGGTACTGTGATACATTTATCCCGCTGCGAGCATGGCGATGCGTTGGCTTTGACCTATGGCCAAAATATAGGTGTTCCGAGTGTGCAACGTTCATCTGAATATGCAACACGCATCTATGCTTTCGGATCGACGCGAAACATTACTCAGGATTATCAAAACAGCGGCGCAACGAATGCTTTGGTTGAAAAGCGGCTAACGCTTCCGGCAGGTAAATACCCGAACGGATATAAAGATATCAAACCGAATTTGTCCCCGGAGGAAATCATCGAAAAAACCGTGATATTCGATGATATATACCCCTCTTCTGATTTTGCGATTTCGGATGTGAGAGTGAAAGTTAGCGTTGACTCGACTACAGAGGTTGGAAAGGACGAGAACGGAAATCCGATTTATGCTTCAATGCCCGTATATTTCTTCAAAATTGCAGGAATAGCATTTTCAGAAGATTTGATTATTGAAGGGCTGACGCTTAAAGTCCACTTCTTAACAGGCCACCTACAAGGACGGGAGTTCGAGCTGGCATATCACAAAGACACCTCAGAATATGAAATAATTGTCAACCAAGACGGCGCGATTAAGCTTCCGAATGAAACATTATTGCCACAAGACAATGATGTAGTCGTTCTGTTCAATATCGTAATGCCGGACGAATATGTGACTTCAGCTGAAAACAGGTTGGAAGCGGCGTTGGATGATTACATCGAGAAGAAGCTACTGAGCGACAACAATACCTATAGTTTCAAATCCAATCCCGTTACATTTGCTGAAAATAATACATCGGTCAATGTCGGTCGGAAGATTACTCTCAATCACGGAACAGGAATATTGCAATCTCGGATTTTATCAATTGAATACCCTTTGGAATATCCATCCAAAGTGGATATTAGTGTCGGAGAAAGCATCCCGCAAGGTAAAATATCCAGCGTAGAAACAGAGGTCGTAAATGCTTCGAGTACAATTGAGATCATTCAGGCGTACAACAATGTAGCTCAGACGGTTCAAAATCTATATGCAAGAACGCAAAACCAAATAACCGAAGGTCTTGCGAAACTTGCTAATATGTGGATATTGGATCAGTCTAAAGACACCACGCCAAATAAAACCAATCCGGATGTATGGTTTGTGCGTTCCCCATATGATGTCGTGGGCCTCAAAGGCATCAGCGCTTACGGTCTGGGTTCCACCTCCGGCGGCAGTGCATCCGGTTCCCTCGGAGAGTTGGTCAACGTCGGGCAGTGGGCCGACGCTGTGCCTACCGCCGACCGGGTGATGGTACAACTGGCCGGGGCTACACATTGGTCTGCAAAGCCGCTCGCCGATCTGGTCGGTCTCGATACTGCGGCCCTCGCACAATACCTGACCGCAAACAGCTACCTCAAGGCAAGCGATATTTCAAGTTATCTGACCTGGGCCAACCTTTCCGGTAAGCCTACGGTTTACCCGACGAATTGGGCGAATATCGCGGATAAACCGACCGTATATCCTACAACATGGACGAGTGTGACAGGTCGGCCTACGAAGCTATCGCAGTTTACCGATGACGTTGTAGCGGGCAACTATCTACCTAAGCCAACATGGGATGCCGTATTCGAAGTGGTCACGGTGGACGGCACACCGGCGCTGAAAGTCAAGTACGATATTCTCGGGCTCAAAGGCATCACAGCCTATGCGGACGGCACCCTCTCCGGCGGGTTTTCCGGTGCGTTGGTCGATCTGGTGGACGTAGCAGTGACTAATCTTGCCTCCGGGGACATTCTCAAGTACAACGGGACGCATTTTGTAAACGTGCCGGTCTCGTCCATTGCCGGGGCTTCGTCGTGGGATCAGATCACCGGGAAACCGGAGTATTACCCGACCCGGTGGGCGGACGTGTTCGGTGCACCTGCGTCCCTTCCGGCCTCTGACGTATACCCGTGGGCTAAAGCGGCCTCGAAGCCGACCTATACCGCCGCCGAAGTCGGGGCGCTGGCTTTGAGCGGAGGCACCCTAACTGGTAATGTAATCACTATCGGCTCGTTCATCCTGGCGAATAGCGGTGCATACCCTCAGTTAACTTTTCGCGCAACAGCGGATAATTCAGAGAGGCTGCTTTTTCGGCATGGCAACGATCTGAAATGGAGGTACAATGGCACCAACGACGGAATAATATACCATTCGGGCAACTTCAATCCGGGGAATTACCTGCTACTTTCCGGCGGTACGATGACGGGGGATATCACCTTTGGATCGAATGGCAGGTCTCTAAGGGGTTCCGATGGAGGTAATATTGCCGGTGTGTTATATGATACACCTAATGCAAGATATGTTACGGCTATCGGGACAGGAAGTAGACGTTTGATTTTGGTCTCTCCGGCTTCAATATACAGGGGGGCAGGCGGAGTGGCTGAAAACTACATGATTTACGATTCCGGTAATTTCAATCCCTCGTCCAAGCTGGATAAGTCCGTTTGGGATGAAGCCTTCGAGCTAAAAACGGTAAACGGTGTGCGGGTGATCTCGGCAAAGCTGGACTTTCTCAGCGTTGCAGGCATCAGCGCTTATGCTACCGGCCCATCTTCGGGCGGCGGTGGCGGCGGATTGGATTACGACCTGCTCAAACAGGCCCTGACCGGCGCAATCACCCCGGACGGTTATCCGTTCACGATCTCCGCTTCGTTTCTCGGAGCCATCGGCAACACATACCTGCCACTATCCGGGGGGACACTTACAAATACAGGTAATTCTGCGCCTCTAATCATAACAGGTTCGAGCCTTCAAGCCTGTACAAAGTACATGATGAACGGCTCTACGGTAAGCGGCTATTTTGGGGTAGTAGCACAAGGACTTAACGGTGCCTTTATGCAATATGCCAACGGAACAATTTCTCCGTCATTAATTATAAATAACGATGCAGCTCCCCGATTTATCAACACGGCTGGAACTCAATTTATCCTTTACCATTCGGGCAACTTCAACCCTGATAGCAAATTCCCTTATCTGGGGATGGGAGGTGTAAATGATAATAGCAATGAAATAGGCGCAGGCTATAGTGGAAGTTCTGCCGGAGGTAATTTTAACGGGCCTTTTATAAAATTCGGGCAGACTTCCAATTATATGACCGAACTTTACAATCGCCATGATCAGGATGTGTTCCAGATCAGAAGGATGGTAAACGGAGAGTGGCAAGCATTTGTCAATTTGTGGCACTCCGGAAACTTCAATCCGGACAATTACCTGCCGTTAACAGGCAATAAAACCATAACCGGAAGCTTAACTGTTGCCAATGGTTTCACTTCCGGCATAATGAAATGCCAAACAGGGGCATATCCTCAGCTTCAGTTTGAACAAACAAATACCGGCGTTACGAGTATTTTGTTCGTCCATACTAATAATGCCCTGATCTATCGTCCGGTAGATCCGGGTAGTGATTACACCGTTTACCACTCCGGTAATTTCAATCCGGATAACTATCTCCTAAAGACTGCCAATGCGGTATCGGCCAGCAAATGGGCGACAGCGCGCACCCTCACCCTCACCGGCTCGGCTTCTGGCAATGTATCGATGGACGGCTCGGCGAACGTGTCGCTTAGTGTGACGAACAACCGGCTAAACTCGAATAGCGAGATGACCTATGGCTGGAATGGTATAAATTATTTTAACCTGGCAGGTACTGCCGGAGCAGCAGCAAAAATAAACGACACACCCACGACGGCATGGTGGCACATCCTGCGCTTTAACCACGGGAACAGCGCCGGGTATTATACCGATCTGGCAGTTCCGTTCAATGACAATACGCTGTACTATAAACGGGTGACTTCTGGAACCTTGCATAACGGAGGATGGGTAAAAATTTGGGATGAGAAAAACGCCAACCTCTCGACTGTGGATTGGGCCGCGAAGAACATCACCGCTGCCGGTACTGTCACCGCACCGACCTTTGTGGGCGATCTTTCCGGGTCGGCCGATAAACTTTTCGCTCGCTATACGGGTAGTGGAGGTCAGCAAGGACCAGGTTATTTTGGCAAAGAGCGGTTTGGCTGTCTAATGATGAATACTCCGGTCAACGGGAATAGCCACTACAAGAACTGGTTGATCTGTGACGCGTACTCGGGTAGTGACGCCGGTGGTGCAACGGCTATCGGGGTGGACCGGCATGATATGCGGGTGTTTGCAATGAGCTCGGATGCCAATAGAACTTCGTGGAATCGTTCATGCGAACTCTATACGACAGTCAACGCTAATCTTTCAACGGTGAATTGGACTGCAAATACATTGACTGCCACCAAGCTCGTACTCGGCGGAATAACCATCGACGTATACAACGGCGCACTGCGCGTGAACGGAAACCTTGTCGCTACGGGCGGCGTAACAGCATATCAATAAAACTATGGCACTCGGAAAAACGAATATTTCAATCGACCTCGTGCGCCGCACGCTCGGATCGTCGAAAACAGACGTAGGAGGGCTTTGCCTGGAGGATAAGGTAAACATGTTCTCCTACTACAAACCCATCGATTCGCAGGCTCAGTCTACCGATCCGAATACGGACTGGCCGGCCAACATCAAGCAGAATTTCGGGATCAACATCCCGGAACTCACTTTGCCCGTGGATACGGCTTTGAACTGGACGCGGGACAAACCCGTCGGCGGACGGCTCAGTCCGTACAGACTGACCGATTTCGGCGGTTACGAGCACACCGCGCGGCCCTGCCTCAGTTCGGGTTGTACGGGAACCGTCAGCGTCAATATGTCCGATACGGGTTATACCACCCGCACGTTCACTTTCGAGCAAATCCCAGCAAGCAGCAAGACGAATGTTTCGGCGCTGAACATGAAAGGGATTCAATACTATTACTGGGGTTTTGCCTTGCTTACCTCATTGACCGCTACCGAGGGTAAATTAATCACTTGCGACAAGACCATCGGCGAGGGCGGCAATAGTATTACCGTGGACTTCTTCGAAATCGGAGCAGGAACGCACCACAAATACATGCTTTTCGTGCTGAGCAAAAAGAAGTCCACATGGACGAATCAGGACGAATGGAACATCAGCGATCTGGAAGTCGATCCGCTGGTAGTGTATCACAACAGCACGTTCATAAATCCTGTTCCGATCAATATCTTCAACTCGATCCTGATTTCGGCCAAGATGACCGGGATAAACACCGACGGTGCAAAATACACTTTCTATCCGTTCAGCAACTTTACCTCCTCTCCGTTGCTGTTCCACGGTACTCAGTATGCGTACGTCAAGGTGACGATCACCAATATCGCAGAACACGAAGTAAGATACACCACGCTGCAAGAAGTGGAAGTGGTATCATTCTGGGGGACGGTCGAAAAAGGGACGCCCCTCGTATTGGATGCCACAACGGGAAACAGGGTTTCGATGATTGTTTTGGCTGCCGGGGAAAGCCGGGACTATGTACTGGAAATCGAGCAATTCGCATGGCATAACGGGGAATTTCAGTTGGACAATTATCCGACCGGCGTTGTGAACTCATACATCAAACTCGGATTCGGCGAACTGCTCGACCAGACCGGAACCTTCCAGATACAGGCAAGGAACATCTAATTTGTTATCAACCAATAAAATCTTTCAATTATGTCAACAGTAAATGCAATTATCAACGAGAACAAGATCACCGCACAAACGATTCAGCGGCTTATCAAGGCAAGCGTAGGTTCGGCCGAAGTTTCGGCGGAGGTAACGATGACCAATGCCGTGGTCGCTTCCTACACGGGCGGCCAGATCACCGAGAACGGAGAAGTCAAAGCGTCGTTCAACCAGTACGCGGACGGCAAGATGCAGATCAGCGCGGATGTGGAGTACTTCTCGCAGGCGCAGGCGATCCTCACTCCGTTCATGCAGAAGATGGACGCCATCGCGCTGACGATGACCGAACAGCCTGAATCAGTAATCGAAGCGTAATCCTAAAAACTCAAAAAGATGAAAAAGATCGAACTTGTGGCACTGACCCAGCTTTTGGGCAAAATCAGTTCCGGCAGCATTTCTCACGATGAGCGCAAAGGGTTGCTCGACACGATGAAGGTTGCCAAATACAACCTCGAAATGCGCGATGAGAAGATGCGCACGGCGATGAAGAAGTACGGAATCGAGATCGACCCGAACACCGGAAGGATTGCCGAAGGTAACGACAAGACGGCTGTCGCTTCATTCCTCGACGATATGAACAAGGTGGACACGTCGGATGTCGAACTCAAGCCGTTTCTTTCGGAGGCCGGGGCCGATGCGCTCTGGGAGGAAAACAAACTCACCACTTCGGAGCGCATGATGCTCGATGAGCTGGTGAAGCAGCCCGAGCCGGAAGCTCCGGAGAAACCGGCGGCCAAAACGAAAAAGTAACAGGGCGGCAGAACCCGGCGGAATTTCCGCCGGGCTTTCCCGGCCAGTAAAATAACGAATATGGAACATTTGAATTTACAAGCCCTCGCCGATAACCTGAGCCTTTTCGCGTTCATCT